CGATACATCTGCTTCCGACCCTTGTACGATTGCACCGTTTGGTGCTTCTGCTAAAGTTCTTGATCTTGTTGTACCATTCGGATTAACCATGAACAATACCTTCGCTGCTGCTGCACTACCTTCAACGATTGCTTTGGTCAGTGCTTCCAACGACTTGAGATCACCGAGGTACTCCTCAACAAATCCCCTGCCGTAGTCCTCTCCATCAATCTGTGTGTAACGCAACGGTAACCACGGGGACTTCTCAATAGGATACTTACCCACGCTCTCTTCAATAAGAATACCTTTTACATCTTGGTACACATTGAAGTGGTCATCTTCTCTAACTACTGCTGTGTATAAGTCACAACTGTTTTCTTTCTCTTGGCGATATACTTCCTCTCTTACCGATTCAGGAAGCATCATAGGAGCTACTGTTTCTTTAATAGCTATGTGTGTAACGTTACCCATCGGGTCTCTCTTCACGACATAACGATCCAGCTTAAACACTCTCATACCACCCTCATCAGGGAGATATAACAAAGAGTTACCAGTAACCAACAAGTTCTTTAACGCTTGGAAGATACCGTTCCTGAAGTTCTGTACTTCTACTTCCTGTGATACGCTACGCTCTACATCAGCTAATGCTTTCTCTAAGTCAGTACGTAGTTGTTCTGCTCCTTCTGCACCGAGGTCTTCCTTTGCTTTGTCTAACTCATAGCGATCTATAACAAGACGAAAGAAGGGAGCGTTAGGTGGCAACAGTGCAAGCAATAACTTACTACTAAGATTCAGTACACCCCTAGCTCCTATACCTTGATACGGTGTGTAGTACTTAGTAGCGTAGTTGTGACCGTCGGGTGGTAAGACATAAGGAAGTGTAAGCTCAGAAGCTGTACGTCCTCTGTCTAAGAATGACCACCGCTGGTTCTCCAACGAATGATATAGCCCTTGGGCTGTTTCGTGCATACCGTTTAGATGTCGTCTTCGCTAGTCCACTCAGGACCACTCAAGATGCTTAGTATCTCGGAGTGATTGTACTCGGTCTTACCGAGCAGAAAGAATGGTTGTGTTCCTTCGTACCGTGCAAGTATCTTTGAACCGTCTAAACTCTTACGGCTGTACGATTCATCAATGTCGATGAGTTGGTCAAAGTCGAAACCACTAACCTCGGAAGTATCTGCTATTACGTATGTTCTGTTGTTCATAACTCTTAGTATGGCTTTTCGCTAGTTACAAACGAAGCGTTGAAGTTCGTGCCATTGTTGGTCCCTACCGAATCATTCGCATTGTTTTCTAAACGATAAATTGAAGTTGCACCTACATAACTATAAGGAGACGACCTGATTTTATCTATTTCGGTACTTGTTAATTCACGATTAAAGATAGCTACTTCGTCTAAATAACCATTCATAGGGTTAACAATAGTTGAAGTTGATGTGTTATACGCCGCTCCTAATAGCAAATTGTGGTAGGCTGTGCTTGTAGTTGTACTCGGAGCCGCTTTACTTCCTATTAATGAACCGTCCCTATATACTTTTAAAGATCCTCCAGCAGCACAGGTTACAGCTATATGATGCCAGTTGTTATCAGTAATACCATTTGAATTACTCAGGGAGCTATCAATACCGGAAAGAAGTACATTTAAACTTTTTCCTGAAGATCGATTGTCGTACCACAGCATAAAGCCTACATTACCACCGCCACGAGAAGAATGTACAAGGAACTGATTAGCGGCTGTACTAGTGTGATCTATCAACTTTACCCAACAAGTAACACTAAAGTTACAAGTCTGCTGTATGAAATCGAACTTCTCGCCTGTATCGATATAATCATTAGTGCCATCTAACTCAACACTATAACTGTTTGATGGGTAAGTAACCCCCACACCATCACTATTGTAGGTCAAGTAATTCGTACCGTCTGATACTTCGATAGCGTCGGTGTCTGTTCTAAATATACAAAGACCTGTGTTGTCGGATGCTGGTACTTCTGAATCTCTAGCGGATTGAGATGCGTAACTTGTTAATACACTCATACTAATTATTAATTTTGATTAAAGATTACCCACTCACTACCGTTCCACACATACAACTTATCCGTGTCTTTTGCGTGGACGATGGTGTAGTTTGGATATGATGCGTCGGTGATAAATTCTGATTCGTTGTCAAAAACTGCGATGGTTGGAAAAGATAAACCTGTAGGACTAGCAATAACACCTAACCCAACTGTAGGCAAGACAAACATATTGTTACGATGCGGTGTCTCCAGCTAACACGAATGTATCAGCAGCGTAAGCAACTACACTAGCTACTCCGTACTGATCGTTGATCTTCGTGTGAGATTGCCTGTTGTTGATGGTAGTACCTGAAGCAGCGAAGCTTACTTGACCTGCTCCCTTTTGTACGAAACTACAATTAAACCCTGCCCCTAATCCGCTTGGCACTGTGACAGTTACAGCAGCTGCGTTATCAAGCACTATTACTTTGCCGTTATCTCCCGCTACTAATGTATAGGTGGTTCCTGTTTGATCGTTGATCGAAGCGTCGAAGTTACTGATAGCATTACCGTTAAAGTCGTAACTTGATAGGTTAGAAGCAGATGCTTGCCCCATTAAATTGGTAACGGATACTTTCTTGGTGGTTGCTGTTCCAGCTATGTCGTCAACGATTGCAAGGATGTCAGCTCCGACTGGTGTTGTCAGCTCTGTTAATTCTGTTATCTTTTTATTAGCCATCTTTAAATTATATACTAGGGGCTTATTCCGTCATCATTAAAAATTACCCACTCACTACCAGTCCAAACATATAAATCATTAGTATCTAAAGCCTTTGCTATGGTAACTTTATTTGCTGGGTTGGTTAATGTATCAGCAGTGACGTTGTTGTGTTTTAGAATGTCGTCCTCACTATCTACTAATGCAATAGTTGGAAACGTCGGTAGGTTAAGTAGCGGGTCTTGCGAGACACTCATAAACGTACCACTAATAGCAGCTTGAGTAAAATTTGCTGCATCTAATGTAATACCTGTTGATCCACTGTTCGGATCGGACGGATTCTGTAGAGTAAATGTAACTACAGTATCAGCGTTGTTTGGTACAGTTGTAGATACAGTAAGTACAAGAGTTCCTGTGGACTGCGTCCAATCAGCTGATGTGCCGAATATATTACTTGTACTTGTTATACTAAGTGATGCATTGTCTGTTGTCTGAGAAGCATCGAGTCCTGCTAACGTCACTGTACCGCTTGTTATAGCTGTCTCAGGTTGTATGATCAGGGTGTAAGTGCTGTTAAAGTTTTCAACTGTTTCACTCTCACTCAAGGTACTTGTAGTAAATACAGCCGATATAACAAACGAAGCTGTGTTAGATGTCGTGGTCTCTACTCCGTCTGTCGCTAGTATCCTGTAGTAATATGTAACCGTTTTAGATAATGGGCCTGTATCGTTTACTGTTAAGTCTAATGTACCACTAGATATAGTTGTTGGACTAGAGAACCCAGAGTCTGTATCTCTTTCGTAGGTGTAGCTAGTTGCTCCGCTTACGCCGCTCGTGCTTATCGTCGCACCGTCATCTCCGAACTGAGCAACAGCTATATCAGGAGTAGCTAACCCTACATCTTGTTGTGCATCAAACCCATACAGCTCCTCAAATGCAGGGCGTACACAGTTGCTAGGTAAAAGTACTACGTTACTAGGATACCTTGTACCCGTTGGAAACGTAAGAGCCATTGTAGATTACAGAGACTCAACAGTACCAGTAGCGTAGACGCTGTATGTACCGTCAACTCTGCTAGATACTTTAGCTCTGATCTTTTCGTAGTGGCCCATATCATCTCTTACCATAATGCTACCGTCTCCTGTGACGGCCTCACTGTGGATAACATGCCAAGCGGAACTATCGCTTAGATAAGCTTCAATGTCTATGGTTGCTCCAGAGGTAACAGAAGATGAAACGATTACAAATGTCCATCCCTTAGAACGCTCAACCGAGAATGCACTGCCCGCTCCGTCAGCTATAACGGATGAGAGCAACGTCTTTTTATCAAGTGTGCGAAGGCTCATATATATTATATATTATTAGTTGTTATTATGAAGAAAGCTGTACACCCGTACCACCGTTACCACCACCCATTCCGATACTGGGACGACGACGAGCCGTAACTTGTTGAGTACCACGACGACGCTTAGTAGGTCGAGTAGCTCTCTTTGTAGGTGCTTTCTCAGCCATAGCTAGAGGCGGTGGAGGTGGTGCTGGGGGTGGAGGAGGTGGTGGTATCTCCGGCATAGCGGGCATCTTAGGTTGTGAAAAACACATGGCTAATTCTGTACTTGTTTAGTTACTATATCTTGTTCGAGTTGGTCGTCGTAAGTCTGTTGTAAATAATTAATTACACTTCTTTGTCCTACCTTATACCATACCTCACGTTCTGTGTCTGTCAACAGTGGACATTTATCAGGGAACAGTTTGTCAAGTTTATTGATTAGCTCCTGTGACAGAGCGGGTAGTACTATTTCTTCGTTACTCATGTTCTCTATATCCTAGATCGTCCAGTTCTTTCGGGAGCTTCCCTTGTTTAATCTGTTCTTCAGTCCAGCACCAAGCCGACGCATTCCAAAGGATAGCTGCCGCATGGTCCTCAGTATTATCGCCCTCCCCCAACGCCAACAGATGTCTAAAAATACTATCATATAATCTACTTAAAGGGAAACCTCGTTTCCAGTTGTTGTCTCCGTAAAGCTTTCCGCCATCTTCAAATCTTTTTGCGAGACTGCGAAGGGCGATTGGAGGAATAAGGCTGGGTCGTCCCCGTCCATCGTCCCCGTCACGCTTAGCCCCTGTTGAGAAATCTCTAGTATATCCTTGGTTTGGTAGTTCTTTGGTGTCCATAATTTTTTAATAGTATTAGTTCTGAAACAATAGTTATCACTGCGGAGGAGTCGTGCCATCCAAGCGTTCATCAGTGCGTCTCGCTCAGTCAGTCCGGCATCGATGTAGCACTTTGCTACAGTCTCCCATGTGTATCCGTTCTTCTCTAGTAATCGTTCCGCTTTCACCACACCCACGCCGGGCACTCCGCTGTATCCATCTGTATGATCTCCCGCCAAGGATTGTATCAAGTGATAGTTATCTGCTTCCTCTTCGCTAGGGTGGTGATACTCCCCACGGTTGTAGTCGTAGAAAATACCCGGCACACTCTTGAAGTCTTTGTCTATACTAACAACAATAGTCTCTTCATCCATCGCTTTGTCAGTAGCTAAGATAGATATAACATCATCCGCTTCTAAGTTCGCCCACAATACACCACCCAGTTCGTCTATGATCCACTGCTTTACTTGTCGTAAGATGATGGGCAAGCGGGACTTAGCACGATTAGCTTTGTATTCAGGGT